AATTATCTAATGGATTAACTGTACCCGAACCAAATGTTAATGAAAAATAACCTTCAGGTGTATATTCTGTTATGAATTTATTATTTACAGGTAAAAATGTTCCTGCAGTAAAATTATTTGTATCTGATACAGATGTTGGGTCTGGTACAAATACTTTGTCTTGAATTAATGATTTAACCTCATACCACTTATTTGTGATATTAGAAAATTCATTTGATGTTGGATTACTTGTAAAAGTTGTACCGTCCTTATGAATAACAGATGTTACTCCTAATACGTTTTGTTCAGGTAAGTATAATTTTAAGAAAGGTTTTTGATCCGCTTGGTTTATAACTCTTCTATAAATTTTTGTTATACCATTTACAACTGGTTCTCTTTTTGTAATTGTATAAGATATTAATCTATTATTTACATCAAAATTTGGTATTTTTAATCTATTAGGTTCTCCTTTTTTATTAAATGGAACCGAAAAATCAATATCATCAATTGTTTCAAAAACTTGACCTCCACCTGAAACTTGTGCTCCACTTTTTAATATACCCAAATATCTAACATCTTCTTTATCTCCTCTTACATCTACAGTAATTGAGAAATCACATAACGCTACTGATGGTCTAACACCTGGTAATCTAATACCATATGTTTTTGCGATATGATATAATGATTGTCTTTGTTGTGCAAAATCCAACATAGTTTCCTGCCAAACTCTATCAATATGAAAATGTAAATTATCCGCAACCGCGGCATTAATATCTAATAATACCGAATAAATCGATGCGTCGTTAAAATTTTTAACTAAATCAGGATAGTAATTTTTAGTTAATGTTACTAATTCATTTCTTAATCCCTGAAAATCTCTTGTTGCGTATGATATCTGTTTACTCATCTTATATGTTTAAAATTATAAAGTCGGAAGTTGAAAATGACCCGTTATTAACTGTATATTCTATTTTAACTACCGCCGTATATGGTTTTGTCGATTCATCAGAAACCCTAAATAATCTTTCATCTTCATCTTGTGCGATACTTCTTTGTCGATTTGGATCGTCTTCCGCTGATGTTATAGATATATTTGTAATATCTAAGTTTGGTATGAATTTTTTAACTCCTTCTCTGATTTCTTCTTCAATTAAATTATATGTAATTGCGTCATTTTGATCGAAAATGTATTGATATATTCTTGTTCCAAAATCAGGTAAGTAATATCTACTACCTTTTCTTGTTAAAATAAGGTGTATAAGATTGGCTCTAATCTCCTTTTCAGGGATTTCAGTCATATTAAGATAATCTCCTTTGGGGCTATCTCTAAATGGATAATCAATACCGTACGTTACTGCCATATTCAATAAATATAGATAAACCTAAAATGGTTATGTATCCTCTTTTATTTTTGAGTTCCCTTTTATAATATGTGGGGGGTCATAAGGACAATTTGCACATCCATTGGAACAACAATACCCTCGTTTCTGTAAAAACAAAGAAGTCAGGACCATAAGCCCCGACTTCTCATCTATGTAATAATCTACTCCTTCTACCATTAGATACTTGTTACGTCACATTGTGCTCCACTACAAGCCTGAGCAGCATAGTCAGAAATACTCTTGTATTCTGGTTTATTCAAAATTTCACCGAAGTTTACTTCTTTGAATTGACGAGTAATAGTTTCCCACTTATAGAATAAATGAACGTCTTTTAAACAATAAACCATTTTCTTCATATCTCCTTTAAAGTAATTCTTAGCAAACTTTTTGGCTCTTGATAACCAATATTCTTTTAATAAAACTTGTTCTCTTGTTCCTGTTAATAAAATACTTCTATCGAGTAATGTGTCACAAGCCAACCATAAGTTTTGATTAAAGTAATGTAAACCATCAATAATTAAACCTGACGCTAATAATGATCCTTTACCATATGTTTCAATAACTTCATTTAAATTCAATACTGATGTAAATGGTGCTTGATTGAAATCTTTGTCTCCGTAATCTGACATGAAACTAACAGCGGTAAATAAATCTCTTTGTTCCCAAATATAATCAACAATTGCATCTTTATCATCAATAATAACTGTACAAGATGTATTATGATTTACCGGCATGTAAGCACATAACTCAGGATTAGTTCCCGCATTTACCCAATGTTTTTGAACCAACTTAATTAACTCAAGGTGTTTAATACCTTTCATATCCTTTTTGAATAAACCAACTTTTGGATTTTCAACTGGAACAAATACAACGTAATCTGATTTAGTTGAAGACCATACACTTTCTTCTAATAAGAATCCCATGTTTTCTTCCAACCATTTTGCAGTATTACTTTCTTTATTCAACTGCATGATACGGAAATACTTCTCAGAGTGTTCAGGATGAATACCTGACGCAGTTCCTAACACAACTGATGCATTACCTGAAGGTTTTACACACGTAGTTCTTGCCGCTTGGTTAATTCCAATTACCGCCGCTAATTCTTTATTAGCATCTTTTACAGCTTGTGCTCCTTCTTCTAATAATTCAGCATTAAATAATTTAGGATTATTCATCCAACCTGTAATACTAACACCTAACAAAGCTTCTCTTTCAAAGATCGCTTTACTTGTTTCACCTAAATAAGGGAAATTAGTATATCCCGCTTGTAATGTTCCTAAGAAAGAAGCATCTTTACAAGCCTTTAAAAACTTTTCTTTTGTTGTTGCCTTCTCAGCATTGATCTCGGTTAAATTACAACCTTGAATACCGAACTTAGATTTGTTGTCTTTAACATATTGTTCAACTTCATCATATTTGATTTTACCAAAATCAATTGTATCTAATACAGGGATTTTCATAATCTCAAAACATGGATTAAACATATCAAACCAACTGTTCGCAAAAACAAAACCAATATCATTTGCTCCGTCATTCAATTGTACCAAGTAATTGAATTGTTCTTTAACAACTTCACTTCTCAATAAAATAACTGAGTTATTACTACGACCTCTTTGTGGGTTTTCAATTCTCCAATTACCTGTCTTAGCGTGGATCATCTCATCATCATTAGGATCAACAATCATATTCAAAGCTGAACGTCTAACTCCTCCCGATAATACAGCATCCGCTGAATGACAAATAATATCAAACGCTAAAATAGGACGAATTTTTTCTCCTTCATTAGTTAACCACTTTTCAATTAAAGATTCTATTTTTTCTAAAGATTGTTTTAAACCTTCAGGACCAGGTGCTTTAAAACCACCGCTGATGAATGAACCTTTCTCACGAATTAAAGAATAATCTAATTTAACTTCATAACCTGCATATTCAGGGAATGGTTGTTCGTCAACAAAGTAAGATGATAACAATACACCCAATGCGTTTGCCCAACCTTCAATTGAATCTTCAATATAAAAAGTTTTAGTTCCTAAAGTTCTTTTTTGTATTCTACTTAAATTATTTACAAAAGGAGTTAATAATCCTCCACCAAATCCACAACCAGATAATGCCAAGTAAAAAATCTCTTGAAATACTCTATTACGAGCAATGTGTCCTGATGTACAGTTAAACATTCTCGTGTTATGTTTCATAATTTGTTCGTGTCTGTATTGTAAGTTTCTTTGTGAAGCTAATACAGCTTGATCTTTCATACTCTCAACGGCAGATTGTAAATATGGTTCAATTGCCTCAGCATAATCTACATATTTTTTTCTGTGTCCGTCAATTATGTTCTCACATGCGTCTTCCCACGTTTCATATCTTTTTTCATCTTCCTTCCATTTGAAATAATCTGAGTGTAACTTTAAGTCACTCAGAAATTTTTTACCTTTCTGCATTTGTTCTTTTTTCTTTTATGTTTGTTTTATTAATTACTTTCCGGCCACTTGTTGTCTCCTTTTAAATGCTTCCGCCGCTCTATTAGCATTTATCTGAACTTTTTGTTCTTCGTGTCCCAATAATGTATTTTGAGACTCTGTATCAATAAGAAGAAACTCGTTATTGAATTTACAGTTTTGGAATACAACACCATCTCGACCAATACGAGATTTTAATAATGTAAGAGTTGCCAAGTTATGATCTTTTTGTTCTAATGTTTTACCAATAGATAATATAACGTGTGCAATTTGTGCTTTCTTAATTGACCCACCCATTTGATCTCCAGTTACTACTTCACTTGAAATTGACTCACGGTTACCTTGTGTTGCCGTCCATATTGCCATTTCAAATTCTCCTGTCATTGATTCTAAACTTCTCATAATAGAACCTTCACCTTTCCATTCTTCACCATTTGTAGATTTATCAGTTGATATACAATCAACATAATCTATAACTAATAAGTCTACTTTTTTAGTTCCGTCAGAATTCATCTTTCTGATTTTATTTTTAATCTCAGAAACTGTAACATTATCACTTGCTAATTTCAATAACTTCAAACTACCTTTAGATTTAGCTTGAGC